ATGAAAGGTTTGGTGCTAACGTTATCGTTACTGATGCTATCCGTGAATGCTTTTGCCGCTGGGAAAATAGTGACTGTCAGTAAGTTTGAATTTGGCAAACAATGGGCATTTACCCGAGAAGAGGTGATGTTGGAATGCCGTTCAGGGGGAGCTTTGTTTGTGATAAATCCCAGCACATTAGCGCAATATCCACTTAATGATGTTGCAGTTGAACAAATGAAAGCAGGTCATGTCCTCGCGAAACCGCTAGATATTTTATTATTAGATGATAGCGAGAACCCTGGTCAAAAGATGAGTTTGCTACCTTTCCAACAGCGCGCGATGACTTTATGCGAAAAGTAAGCACGACAACTTGAGCATCGCTACGGCCTTTATTTTCTATTTAACAGATAATTACCTTTCTTAACTGGTAGGCTAATTTGTATCATTTAAATTAGTTTGCAACCGTTATTAATTACTTCTGTTGCTAAGTTGGCGAAACACATGTCCTCGACTACTCTTAAAGAGTATGGCTGAACAAGCCTACGTTAATGCCAACTTTTAGCGCACGGCTCTCTCCCAAGAGCCATTTCCCTAGACCGAATATAGGAATCGTATTCGGTCTCTTTTTAATTTGTTGATTTTAAAGGTTATTTTTAGGCGATGTCCTAAAATGTCCGAAATTTGTCCGAAATCCTATATCCGGCCTAAATTACTACCCACTCGCTTTTACGTGAGTCTAGGTACACATTGGTCATTTTCATCGACTTGTGTCCGAGCAATTTTTGTGCAAATTCCTTACCGTATTCCGCTTCATACAACCGTGATGCCAGACTGCGGATCTCGTGAAAACTGGGTGGGGAGATTTCATATATTAAATCCGTCGACTTTAATGCTTTCACGAATGCCTTAGTGATTGTGTCAGCATTGAGTGCACCTGAAACTTTCCCATTTCTTCTGTTGTTAGAGCTAATTAAATAATCACCTTGACTTTCCATCAGGCATTTTTCCACCACATCACCGACGGTTGTCTTCATTATTTCTAACCGTAGTGGCAGTGAAATAGCAATTTGCGCCCCGGTTTTACCTTGAATAATCCAGAGCTTGTCATCATGAACATCGTTTCTGGTCAGGCGTCGTATATCATCTCGGCGCTGGCCGGTGATTAACGCTAGTGCCATGCTGCGCTGGACCCAATTAGGCTGCTGGGATGCAGCAGAATAGATTTTACAAAATGAATCATAATTCAGACGCTCGCGTACCACTTTGGGGGAAGGGGTTCGAGTTGCATCGACCGGACTGAAGGCAATCAGGCCGTCAGCTATGGCCTCCCTAAATAAGTCTGACAAGACTGATCGCAAACCTACAGCCATTGAGCTTTTACCATTATCCACGTAACTATTTAAAAATTCGGCGATATGTTTCGTAGTGATGCTGTCGAGAGCCAACGCCCCCAAACGCTGGTTAATATACTTGATTTGTAACGTTTTCATTTTGAGTGTATTGACGGCTAAATCCCGGCGCTTGAGTAATTCCTCATAGCGCTTTAACCAGTCCGCCAGTGGGTACCGTTTAATGCTGGCGGCTTGCAGCTTTTCCAATAACGCCACGGGTTGAAAATTGGATTCAATATAATTATTAGCTTGAATGGCCTGAGTGATAGCCTCTCGGCGGGCAATCTGCCCGAGCGATATCTCTTCTCCTGTAATGGGGTTGCGCCAGTAAAAGCACTTACGTGCGTTTCGGTAGGTCAGATTACGAGGCAAGTTGGCGTCATACTTTTTGGGCCGTTTTGCCATGGATAATTCTCTCTATCAGTGAGGAGTTGGTACTGCGCGATGACAGGAGCATTTCTTTGGCCATTTTATAACTTTTGGGTTGAATATAGATTGCACCTGATTGCACACGATACTCTCTGCCATGCTTTTCTGGTGCGGGATAGATATTACCGTTCCTTGCCCAACGTTGAAGTGTTTGGAGGGTAGGCCGCCTTCCACAGTAGGTTTCATCGGCCCATTCCTCGAGTGTTAGCAGCTTATTCATGATGTGTCCTCGCCGGTAAAGGGTGCAGCCAGGCTGCACCCATAGGGTTGTTCGTCAGATTGGTAGTGGGAAGGGGCAGTGGTAATCGTTTTTTTCTCTTATCCCAAAAGCGTCATGCGCCAAAAATTCCAGATGCTTATTCATTACCTGGGTAGTGAAGCCCTTCCGGACTCTTATCCCATAACAGCAGACTGCCACCGTAATAAAGTGCCAATATTAACCGGTCAAAGCGGCTATAGGGCTTAATGACGGATTTACCAAGCGTTCCTCTGTCCATATACCCGGCAAATAGTGAATAGGTCGGTTTGCCGTCGTACATAATCGCCGTTTTGCTATCACCTTCGAGACGATACTGTGCTGAGAATGCCAACATAAAGTCACACTCATGTGCGCTGGTTTTGGGGCCGGTAGGATAGGGGCTGTTTGTGGGGTGCTCCGGATGCAGACCGATCCAGATGTGGTCTCCATTATCGAACTGGCTGACAACAACCTGTGGTTTTTTCCACTGTTCTTCCACCGCCCGCGTGGCATTTTCCTCAATAAAAGCCGCCCACAGCTCAGACGCCAAAATGTATTTTGGGATGGCCTGGCCATGGGTGAATTCTTCAACCAAATCGGTCATGTGCTCAACCATCTCAGCACTAATATCTGATGACGCCCAGGCTTCGCGAATGGATTTGATGATTAGGGCGTTATAGTGTTGCAGTTCCAGAATGTTGGACAGGTTTGTCGGTAACGCAGCCTTAAAGGCACCCGACAGATCTTTACTAAAATCACTCTCGGCACTGAACGCCTCGTCGGTCAGTTGTTTGAACAGACAGGCGATACCGTTATCAATGATATCTACTGCTCTTTGGCTGTTAGCAAATTTGATACATCGTTGAGTGAGCAGAATAGAAAGGGGTAACTCAGCGCTCATTTGGGGTACTGCATTGGGATTATTTATGTTGTGGCCATTTCCATAGTTCATCATTCAGTCCTCTTATTACAGGTTACAGGGTGTTTTTAATGGAATACGTGGAGAGGTTCCTGAGGTCAGGGCACGTTATTTCATGCACCATTTCTTTTTGTGGCGATCGACCGCTTTCTTGATGGCGGTACGGTGTGGAATGCCATAAATGGCATTTCCGTGTTGGTTGAAAAAATTGAAACGTGCACGGCCCGGTACATGGGCGAATTCAATGGCTGTGCAGCCGTCGGTCAGGGTGTAAATACGCTTCGTGCCACCCTCCTGATAGACCAGGCTGGAAACAGAAACTTTCATGGGGCAGTCCTCCATGTTGACAGTAAAAAAAGGGTTAAACCAACTGATGTAGTTGGTTGAGAATGTCCCGCAGAGCGGGAAGGGGAATTTGGTGAGCCAGTATCCAGACTTTATTCTGGGTTGGGGTTTTGTGAGTGAGCAGGTTGCGAAGTGTATCGACGGGAATACCGGTCATACGGGCAATTTCCTTTTCGTGATGGCCCGCCCGATGGAGTTGGTAAAACACCAATAACACAGCGGGAGAATAACGTTGACGAATACCGATACTGATGAGGGTATCGGTGTGTGGCGTGCTTCCCATTGGTCTGTCGTGAGAATAAACAGGTTTAGGCTTGGGACGATAGGGGACGCCATTGCGGATATCCGCCCGGCTGCGAATCAGCCAGAGAATAATGTCGATATAGTTGCCCTTATCATCCGTTTTGGAATAACAGCCGGTACTGAGGTTCAGTTCTTTTTCCATCGGATGCCTCTGTCAGCAGAGCAAATGCCAACGCATCCATGACGGAGATGAGTTATCACTCTGCGCTTAAATTTTGGCGGCGACCGCCAACATCAGGAATGCGGCTAAGATGCAGATAACGCAGAATTTCAGACTCGGGGTGTTGGGTGGATCGCGGATATTGTCACTGGTGATCCGATGCTGATATTGGAGTTTGTTGATGAATTCCCCGGTCATGGTATGCTTTTGAGTTGTTGGGTTTGGTCGCCCAACACGCTGAAGCATGATCTTAATGGTCATTGTTCAGTCCTCATAGACGTGTGGTTGGTCCCGCATGTCTGGGATAGCCCCGGCGAGTTGCTGGGGCTTTTCTCTATCAATTCCTTAGGAGGGACCAAAAAACGCGAACTGCTGATTGCCCGCATCGAGTTCAGTCAATTCAGTTATGGGTATATCGGGTGATGGTTGATACACTTGCACTTACAGAGGTTATTTGGCGTGTTCTAAAAGGATTTTATTAATGATGAAATTACTGTCTGTTTTCATTATTGCGCTAACTCTTTCAACGGTGGCTGATGCCAGCCGTGGCCGGAAACCCTGTTCAGGCTCAAAGGGGGGAATATCTCACTGTACAAGTGACGGGCGTTTTCTTTGTAATGATGGTTCCATTAGTCAGTCGAAGAAGTATTGCGATTTTGGCCGTTCAAGTAACACAACATCTCTCAGCGATTATTCTGAGGTTAAGAAGACCCCGGTAAATAAAAGTTCGAAGCCGGTGAAAAAGAAGCAACCCAAAGCAACAGCATGGGTTGATAAGCCATCTAAATCAGAAGCTGTGCCGCAGCCATCTCAACTTAAGGCCCCGGTTTGTGCACCCATCCATCTGTCTGCTCAGCAAGGATATACGCACCTGCCCATTTGCCAGACAGATGGAACGCCGTATTAATAAAAGGGACTGGGAGCCAGTAAACGGACTATTGAGCGATATTGGTTAATGTGCGTGTCTGATTTTAAGCTGTAGAGTGATTAGTTTGGTAATAATGCTGGAGACTAACATTGTAGGGTTAGGCGCTTTGGACGCTTGATTGAGCACTGTGCTAATCACTAAAGAAACAGCGAAAATAATCCCTATTAAGGATAGGATGATAATTGAGGTCAGCGGGTTTTTAGCAATATACATTTGCATTAAGATACTGAAGAAATTATCGAATCCTTTATTGTTTAAGTTTTCAGGGGTGTAATTGTTTAAAACTATTGAATAGATAATAAAAAAAGGCGCAACAATTAACATGACAGGAAGAGAAAGCCAACGTCTCATTATCCAATAACTTATATACATTTTATTTTTTTCTTTTTCAGGAATAGAATTATTAGCAAAACATATTTCAATTATCCTAACCGCTCTTTACTAACCGCTCTTTCCTGATATTTAAGTGCATTGCTTCGGCAATAAATCCAGTAACAAAAAATCATGGAACATATAGCAGTAGCATATATCCAATCCATCATTTTTTGCCTCCTTTTGAGGTTGCTTTATTTCGATAACGGTTGGGTTTTCTGGATGGCTTATCAAAATTTTTCTCTTTGGTCCTCAGTCTACCCCATGTGTATATGAAGTAAAGAACGATTGTGGGTAGAGATAGCACCAATACGCAACCTAAGATTGGGTATTTATTATCAATGTTGTCCCATGCCTGACTTGCTGCATCTATAGATTTAGAAATAACGCTATCACCTATTTCTAGCTTGAATAGAGAAAATCCCATACCATATCCATTTAAATTAAATATACTTATTATTCTTTAACGATTTCGGTATTGATATTGAATCAGGTTTGGTGATGATTGAGAGAAATATAATAACTTTCAATTACCACCACTCAAACCAAACACCTGTACCATGAACCCAGGCTATCGGAAAGAATAGTGCACCTGCAATCAAAAATCCCCAACTAGTTGTTTTGAAACAAACTATAATATGAGTTATCCAGGCAGTGACTAACCAAATAGCAATAAGTCCTAAAATAATTTCAGATTTATCTTCCATGAATTATTTCCTTGTTAATACTTCTCTATTAAAAGACACTATCAATAATCGGTAAAATAACAAAATTAATGAAACCTTTACCTACAAGCTAACGGTACTTATACCTGTATCTTTCCGTCAAGAAAAAAGAGCCGCAACCACAATCGCAGCTCTGTGAGAGTAACGTATATATTCTGTTAATGTGTATTGGGCTGATTATCTCTGGATGTGTTTCTTCGGTTGATGTGGGAATAATCACTCTCAGGATGGGTCACCATCCAAACCCTAAATTTGACCACTATCGTATCGGGTACCGGTTTGGCGACAACTTGCAGGAGTAATGCTTTTTCCAGACTGCTGCATATCTGTTTTATCTGTGCATGGATATGAGCATGTTTTTTATTGGCTATACGTCTTTGACGAGATGTCATTCTCATTAGTCAGTCCTTTGTTTGTTGTTCCGAGGGATTAGGGGAGCTGTTCTCCTGGGCCTGCATGGCGACGTCTTCGCTGGTGGCTTGTTTTTGCTCCCGATCTATTTTGGCTTTATCAGCAAAATAACCGGTAAGCAGGTTGCATATATGTGCGCAGTCTTCATGGTCACCACCATTTAACCCCACCACGGCGAATTGAATGGCGCCGCCCATGGATTCACCTAATTTTATTTGCTTTACAAGATCTAGTTTCATGTTTACCTCTCTTATTTGAAGGGGCTGTTGATAAACAACAGGCAATAAAAAACCTCGCCGAGGCGAGGTCGATATAAGAAAAATTCAGTTATGCGTGAATTTTTGCTCTTAGTCCATTAATTAGATTAGCTGTTAATATAATAGAGTGACTTAAATTTGGGATGTTCTTTAAATTACCAAATATTATTTTCAATGAAATAGTAATTGTTACTAATAATACTGACACCAAGGCAAAAAAAGTCGATATGATGGGATGCCTTTTAATACAAATTAACACTATCGATCCCATAATACGCTTAAAACTGACATGTGTACCCTGGCCGGTATCTTCCTCTGAAACAGCAGGCTTCGATTCAATAGCAAACATAAATACAAAAGGGAACATCAAACATATCAAAGGAAAGAACCAACACTTGTCTGAGCCGATAAATGAAAAATAGACCATGTCTTTCATGGTGTCTGGAGCATTCTTGTCGTCAAGGTAAGCTATCGTGGTATCTACCAGTTTTTCTTTCTCATAAAACGCAGAGAGCCGACAGAAGTACCAATAAGCATAAAGTATGATAACTAATATAATTGCAGTAATCATAGGTTTCTCCTACGACGTCGGTCATCTCTTTTGCGTAATATTCACTTTGATCGCTAATAACTTTTCGACTAATAGACAAAGTGTATTTTCTTAGAATATCGGTACATGTTAGAGAAAAATTATTTTTATCGCATTGATAATGGAAGGAAGTGCAGGAATTAGCTGAGCAAAAAATATTGCACCCACTACCCACATAATAATACTGTTCTTGGCGTTACTGACATTTTCTTTTGTGGCGTAATTAGATTTGATGATTTCCACATCAGTTTTTATGGTAAAAAGTTCTTTTTCAAGATTCTTTACGCTTTGAAGCATATTCTTTTCTTCCCTGCTAGTTAGACGATGAAGTTTTTTGATAAGACGGCAATGGAAACGGTGATAACGAGGGCCAGAATGATTTTCCATGTCAGGGCGCTTAACTCTTTATGTAACTCGAGTTTAACTGACTGAATATCTTCTTTTGTAGCATAATTAGATCTAATTGTTTCTATGTCCGTTTTGATATAATCCATCTCTTTTTCAAACTCTTTGAGACTTCGAAGCATCTACATTTCCCCTGATAATTAATTACCACTCCATTTTTTATACGGTAAACTCGTGTCCTTGCCTAGCCTGTTTTCGGTATTTAGGAATGGGTATATGGCCTCGTCAGAAGCAAAACCGTCAGCATCTGATTTAACGTGCTGTTAGCCCCCCATTTTTGCGATAACTGACATGAAACAATGCCACATTGGGTAAACAAACGTTATCCGTACTGGCTTGTTCTATTCCGCCAAGCGGAACGTCCATTGTTGCTTTGTATACGCGGGATGAACAGTTGGTGAGGATTGTGGCGATATTATTTTCTAGCATGGTCTCTGATACTGCTGTTCGTCGTTCTGATGCTCGACGTAACATGCGCCGCATCTTGCAGCGTGTTTTCGCATTCATAGGATCCCTCCTGTTGATTGGCTTGAGTGGTAACCAGGGCATGATATTACGTTGCCTACACAACTATCTATCTGCACTATCTGCTTACCCTAAAGCCAACGTTCATTTTGGTGGACACCTCTCGGCATGCCTGTCAGTTGTTAAAGAACGTACCTATTGTTTCGGATGGTCATTCAACTTCTGTACATCAATGTAATCATGGTTTCGGGATGAGTCAATCACTATTTGATACTTAAGTTTCGTTAAGGAAGAAAAAAACCATTAAATATGGCTTTTCAAGAGGATGGAATAGGGACTAACGGGAAGGATAATCTGATTGGCTAAAGGTATAAACTAAAGAATAGTTTTGGCGTTTATACTTTTATCTTGAATAAATATATCTATACAAATGGTAGGCCGAATTTCATACGTCACATGAATATCCCCTATAAGTTTTCCCATTTGGCTTCAACGACTACCCCGATAATACGGCAGTTGCCATCGATTTTTATCATTGGATACTGAAGGTTAAGCGGTTTTAGATATTTATGACCCGCATCTTCAACATAACGTTTGAATGTGGCCTCGTTATCATCAGTTAATTTAGCAATCACTAATCTACCCGAAGTGGGTTCGATATCAGGATTCACTAAGACAGACATACCTTCTGGAATGGTCAGGCCCACAGGGGAGGTCATAGAGTCCCCTTTAACATCAAGCCAAAAAGCGTTTTGGCCCGCATTTTTTGTCGTGGTTACCCAATCGTCAATTTCATTAATACTATATGGCTCAACAGCTTCAGACCAATTCCCTGCGCTGATCCAACTAATCTTGGGGTACTTGTAGAATTGTACTGGGTGAGAGTTTTTATTTTCTTTGACATTCACGTCAAAATTAGCGCTTGATGTGGATGGTAATTCAGGATTTCCCTTTCCCGTTTGAAGCCACTCTGGGTTGCATAAAAGAGCGCGGGCAATTTTAAACAGTGTATTGCCATTAAAATTTTTGGTAAGCCCCAGCTCAGCTTTGCTTATAGCAACCCTAGATACACCGGACTTCCTGGCTAATTCTTCCTGACTAAGATTCAAAGCCGCTCTGCGTTCGCTAACTCTTTCTGCCAGAGTACTTGCCATTCAATTCTCCCCCTATCCAATATGGTGTATAGCAAAAATCTGATACTAAAGTAACACGATTTTCGGAAACTTTGTTTTCGTTACACTCTTGCGCACTTCAGATACTTTGGTTACGCTTAGTTAAGGAGGTACTAATGAAACTCTATGAAATATTGAAAACCGAAATTGGGAGTAATGCCGAGATTGGCCGCCGCTTTCCAGCAAAAGGAAAACCACGAACCGGGCAAGCTGTTGGTAAGTGGCGTTCGCAAGGTGTGCCTGAAGATATTGCCTTGCTGTGTCATTTATCTTCCTGCATCCCATACACCTATAACCCGGCCGACTATTGCCGTGACCCGGAAAATCTTGATCTGGTTCTGACCAAACCAGCTAATCAGTCAAGATAGAGGACTGATCCGTGAGCATAATTTATCAACCAAATGACATAAAGGCAGGGACTGACATCACATCGGGCATTCGCCGTGAATTACTTTGTCGCCGACGTGTTGGTAAGAAAGGGCTTCCACTTCATGTCGTTCGTGGCGACGAAATCAAAACCCGTTGGACAGAAAGCGAGGCAGCGACCATCAAAAGTACCGCCAGTGCAATGGACTCCAATTCCGCTGTTGAAACCCATGTCGCCGCCATTCGTGGCTTTTTGGATATGTTCGATGAAAACCCCGAGATGTTGATCCACGTTCACACCGAATTGGGTTCAGCCGGACTGCTAGCTCCCGCCTGGCTCCCTGTACCCCCTGTCAAAGTGGAGGTAGCCCAATGAACAGCTCTCTTCCTTCCACCGCGCAGTACGTGGAACTGGTACTCAATATCGTGGCTAAAAAGCTGGCTATTGATGTCGAGGTGGCCAGAGAGAAAGCCATCAATGGAACATTATCAGCGGCAGCCAAAGCATATTACTCACGTCAGCAGCGTGATTCGGAGACGCTGAAAGAGTAGGAGGGGCAATGTATCAGTGTAAGGGAATACCAGTAAGTCGCACTCTCGGCAAAACGAACCCAATTCAATTACTTGATCGGCATTACACCGATTGGCGTGGCATACCTGTCCATGTGACCGGATACGACAGCACGACAGGGTGGGTTATCTATCGCCGTCAAAATTATGAGCACGAATGCTTTAATCCCATCAGACGTTTTAGACGAAAATTTACACGGATGGATATATGAGTCTTGAAACATATAACTGGGCAATAAATGTACGGGTAGGAAATGCAGCAGCCAAATCAGTATTAAAAGTCCTGGCCGACAGAGCTGGGGCAGACCACCTCGCGTTTCCGTCTATTGCTTCCATTGTGTTTGATACCGAGCTGGATAAAAAAACGGTACAGAAGCACTTACATTATTTGGCAGATAAGGGGTTGATTGAGGACAGTGGCGAGCGGCGCGGAGCAACCCGACGTGTTGTGGTCTGGCGGCTGGTGGGGGGGCCTGACCGAACAGGGGACAGGGAGTATACCCAAAAACCGGAGTATTACGCCAACCCATCACCTGCAAAAATACCGCCGAAAGGCCGTGCTAATCGACCCCAAAACGGGAATATTCCCCAAAGCGGGTACATTCCTCCCGGTAATTCACCCAAAAACGGGTCTGTTGAAACTGGGGAAATGATCCCGTTATTGGACGGTAATGATCCCAAAAACGGGATCCGGAACCTATCAGGAACCTATAAAGATCTAAAACCTTTACCCCCTATAATCCCCCAAGGGGGAAAATCTCTAAAAAAGTTCGATCCGCTCAGTATGCCCATTCCCGATTGGTTGAACGCCACGGCCTGGATGGAATGGGTCCAGTACCGAAAGCAATCCAACAAACCCATCAAAACCCCACTCAGTGTGACCAAAGCGTTCAACCTGCTGAAAGACTGTCTGGACGACGGCCACGATCCGACCGAGGTGATCAACATCAGCATTGCCAACGGCTATCAGGGGTTGTTCAAGCCCCGGTACTCAAACCGTCCAGCCATGCAGGCTGCCCCACCGTTGAACTGGGACAACGTGGACTGGGCCGACTCATTGGGAGGATTGATATGAAATCGGTTGATTTATCGAGGAAAAAACAGCCTGGCAGGTGTAAGGAAGTGGTATTGGCCCGGGTGCACAGCCCTGAGCATGCCCCGTCAAAGACCACCCGCGATGCCCGAATGTTGTTCAACAGGTTTTTCCAGAAGCTGCGGATAATTTTTCCGTCGACAGTGAATAACATCAAAACGCAGGACGAGCTGGATGAGTTACGTCGACAGTGGACAACTGCTTTCGCGGAGAATCGGGTAGTGAACTGGCAGCAGATCGAACTTGGCCTACAACGTGCCAGGCGCTGTAAACGCCCGTTTTTGCCCTCGCCAGGGGTTTTCATTGCCTGGATACGGGAGGGGCAAAACCAAAGAGCTGGTTTACCGGATTTGGACAGCGTCATGGCTGAATTTCATCGCTACTGCGCATTGCGAGATAACTACGCCTCCCCTGAGCAGTTTCCATGGAAAGCGCCGGTGATGTACTGGATCGTGATCGACTTGCGCAGGGCGATGCTCCAGTACAAGCACTCGGAGGCGATTATTCGCAAGATGGCCGAGCGACAACTCAAACGCTGGCTCAAAAAAATTCATGCCGGGCAGGAAGTCCCCAAACCGATGGCGCGATTGCCCGACCAACGGCTACCTGAGACCACAGGAGCCAAATTAGGACTGGTGAACGCGCGCACTGAGGCGCAGGGCAGGGCCATGCTCAATGCCATTCGACAGCGCATCGCCAGTGGATCAAACTGAGGACTGACCAATGATCAAGACAACACGACCCTTCTCATCGAGAAAGAAAAAGACCGAGGTACTGGGGGTATTATTACCAGGAGGCGCTATCCAGTACACCACCGAACATGATCGTGACACCATGCGCAGACTGCCGGTCGGGACGCCCATTGCATTAAGCCCGGTAGGGGACAGACGCCATCTGACTTTTCATCGTAAGTTCTGGAAACTGATTGAGCTGGGTTATATGTACTGGATACCCAACTGGCAGTTTGTCAGCGCGTCCGAGGAGTGGATTGCCCATGAAGTCGCCAAAGCAGTGGGCGAGACCGCACGTGACCCAACGCTCTATGACAACGCGACAAAGTCGATTGCCGAGTCTGTTTTGGCACGGCTGGCCCGACAACGACAAAAGCGCTTTGACAGCACCGCTATCAAGAGTGAGGCCGTTTATTTTAATCATGTGATGGTCAAGGCTGGCTTCTACGATCTGAGGCCGAATCCGGAAGGTGGTACATTGAAACAACGCTGGAGTATCGCCTTTGCAAAGATGGACCAGACAACCTTCGAACAGGTTTACAAGGGTGTAGCCAGAGTCATTTGGCATGAGACGCTGAGTCGACATTTTGCCAGTAAGAGTGAGATGGTGCAGGCGGTGAATCGGTTGATGGGGTTTTGAGGGCGGACCTATGGATGAGTACAACAGTTGTTTGGTAGGGCGAAGATGCAGTCTTGTGATATTTCTTAAACTCTAGGGTGATAGTGCCGATATCTAACAGAGACGCGTACATTTAAAGAGGATTATCTATGATCTTATTTCTCATGTCTTTTGGGGTAATAATACAATGATCAAATTAAATAATATCAAATTTTAGTTTGTGATTAATTATACGGTTTCTTAATAAGAAGATTTGTGTGATTATGTTGTACAGCCTAAAAGAGGACCTTATAGATTGAAAGTTATGATGATGTGATAACAAGAACATACATAATAAGAAAAATAGTTAATAGGGATCGAGTGGATGAAGCGTTTGATGAGAAAATTGATAGGCTATCTTGGTATGGATAGCGAGCGTATCACTTTAATTTCATTTTTGTTGACTTTTATTTGTTTTTCTATGTTGAGTGGGTTTGGTATTAATAACCACTATATTGTTAATGCAGTAAGGTTAGTTAGTCTTGTTTATTTTGTTTTATTTGGTTTCTATTATATTAAATCTGTTGGGGTGTCAGCTCTCACAAACAAAGTATATGATAAAAATAAATCATTTATTATCAATACATTACATGGCTTTCTCATCTGCGTTCATCTATGGAGAGAATAATATCTATTATGGATATTCTTTTGAAGAGTCTAAGTTAATATACTATACTCTCAGTGTGTTATTTTTTGTTTTAGTGTATTCAATGATTTCGATGTTTTTTTTAATTGTGCTAGCATTTTATTCGAGTAATGGTGTTAATAGTTATAAGAATCTATCACTGTCCATGTTACTTGGGGTGGTATTTGTATATTCCATATTTACTTTATTAACTGGAAGGTGGCAATACGTATCTGCATATGTATATTATCAACTTTCTAGTTATGAGTGGTCTCCAGAATTCATTTGTCAGCGGGAATATGGGAAATTAAAATCTCCTGAAGCCAAAAAAACGCTATATCTAAGGACAGATACAGATGAGTATAAAGTTCTCACTTTTAGGGATAAATTTAGCATGAATATAAAAACATTATATTGTGATGCTAACTCACCAAATGGTTATATTTTGAAGTGACCTAACTATAGAAATAGCATTCTGATATAACAAATCTAACTGTGGTCATAATTAGTTGTCATATTGTAATATATTAATAAAATTGGTGAAAAATAATATGGGCTGGTCAATATGACAACTGCACTCGAACAACTCATCAAGATGCACGATCCGCGTTGTGTCAGTATTGAAGCACTGAATCTTGGCCGTGGCCGTACAACTCTGTCTCAAGAGCAGATAGTGGGCGCTTTTGCTTCGTGCCAGCACAGTCACCCGGTTGGTTTCGATCTCCTAATGACCAAGTACCGCAACGACTGCAAAGCTGAACAACGTGTGCGGGCAGCGATTAGCGCATGGCTACATAAGCGGCCACACCCTCCAAGAGCAATAGCGGCCTGCCAGCTATCACTGAATATGGTACTTGAGCGAAATCTTCCCGCGCAGACACAACAAATTACGACCTTACTGCTGCGTTATGGTTCTCGTACAAAGATGACGCGCAAAGTCGTTGAAGACCTTAAGCAGCAAATCAAACAGCTGGAAAGGGATAAAGCGCAAACCTTAAATGATGACGTGATTGTTTCACTCGGAAAGCAGATTACGGCGTTGCAAAGCAAAATCAGAACTGTACGGGGCGCACTGAGGGCATGTGCGACACAGGAAGCGTCCAGAACCCAGGCCTGTCCTCGTTGTCGTGGTGTCGGTAAAACGCTGCGGCCGCATCCTGAATTATGCAATGAGTGCGGTGGCCATGGGCGTTTCAACGCCACGCTGGAAGATTTACGCAAATCTATGGGGTTCATTGGGCCTGAGATAGGTGCTGCTGGCTGGGCTGCACATTATGTCCCAATGGTGAAGGAATGTTTGCAGTGGCTTTATAGTGAAGAGTCGAGTGCGTGTGAAGTTTTAATGAAACGCATTCGTTTAGAGCGGTCGTTTGACGATTCATAATTCATTTTGAAGATATTAACTCCCAAAACACCCGTCTTTTCAGACGGGTTAAACCCGCACCGGCACCTGACTGTACTGGTGCGGTAAATGTCTGGTTATGAGTTAATGCGGACTGAACCGAAATCCCGTCGCGTTACTCAATATTGATTCAGCTATTCGATGTATTTTTTCAAAGTTGGAATACATCAGCTCGGCATAGTGGCGATGGGCCGACAACTCAAAGCGCGCAGCGCTAACGTCATATCCCGCTTTGGTCAGATTCACTATCAATTTACCAATGGCCGTCGGAGCTACTGCCGTATCACCAAACAGCATTTTGATGGGAAACTTACCTGGGTCTGTGAGTGAATACTGATGACTTCCGAAAGACTTGAACTGATGCTCGAACTGATCCCACCAGCTTAACGGGAAATCTGCACTGAATGTGGGCCTGGTCAGTACTTCCTGCCTGCCAAGGTATTCGCCCTCCAGTGTCGTGAGATAACTCACCGCTTCATCAATCTGCTGTGGATGCAGTTGGTGAATGTGCTCGACATCGAAACGGGCATGCACCAGTTTCCAGATATCAGAATAGATTTTGCCGAGGCCAGTGGTGATTAAGCGTTTTGCTGTCTGATGAAGGGGTTTTAACTGTGCGGGTGTGGATTGGTAGGTTGTCCCGTTAGGGGGCTGTTCCATTCTGTTGAAGTAGCAATCCTCCAACTTTTCGAACACATCCCACGCTTGTTCGGTTTCCAGCATCTTGGCGTGGCGGGCAGCGCCACGCTTTGTCCAGAGGATGAGGGAGCACACGTTTGAGACAATTTTCACAGACCTACTTATTGTGGGTCTGTGCTTTAACTCTTTTAGCTCAGGGCCTTGCAGCTTGAACAAGTGTTTCCCAACGACAAATCGTTCTTTGTTTCTGGCATAGTTCATCTGGATATTTTTGACTCCAGTGGAATAAAGCTTAGCCAGTAACTCAGTGGTAATGACGGGAATATTTAAATGGGAGATATGAGGAAGGGTTTCAACGCATACGGTTTTCATAATTTGCGTCCTATCTGATATTTTGATTAACTCCTTTTAAAGGGGTGACCGGGCGCTCAAAACCGCAGATAGTCGGCGGGCATATTTCCATACAGGTGTTGTATTAGCCACACGCCCGGTCATATATCAAAACTCTGGACACAAAAAACCGTATATCTGACGGGCACGGAACCGCTATCTGTAGTGTTTTGAGCACCGAACATCAATTTAGTCCTTGCGACCTTCTGGTGTCAACGGTAGAAATTAGTCGTTGCACGATCTGACATTCAGCTAAGAGCGTAAGTGGGCATAGCGAAATAATAGTAAATATTAGTAGTATTAATAAACAATATGCGGGTTGCTATGAGAGCAGGGCCTAAATTATTGATTCGAAATTTTTGGCTGCTGCTCTCTGTATTAGGATCTTATATATATAAGTTTATCTCTTTGTTTTTATACCAAAACTCGGAGTTATGTTTACTAATTAGTGCAAAGCATATCTCTTCAAGAGAAGGCAATAAGAAATCCTCTAGTAATTTGCAAAGATTAGGATTTATATCTAATGGAGCATAAGTAAGATGGAATTCAGTTTCTTTGTTGTGAACAATAGAATTTCGAATTGTATAAATTAGCTTTGTAAAGTTAGCTAGTGCGCTATTATCATTAATAGCAGTAGAAGAAAAGTCCAATCCTATCATTGAAAGTACCGCATCTATATCAGCAACTGATGTTGTTTGGATCAATGAATCCCATCGAGTAATAACACTTTCTTTAAAAGTAGTAATTGGTGTTGATTGCATTACAAATATTTTTGTAAGTAGTTGTTTTAAAGCTATACTTTCTTGCATGTCAACTTTTGCATAAAGTCTACGGAAATCACGAATTGAGAACATTTGACCATTCATTTGGCGTTCAAGCCCTACAATAGGGCGCTTGAACATAAAGTTTTCAATGACGTGGTAAATAGTCAGAAACTTTAGAAGAGTTTCATCACGACTATTATATTCACTAAGAACATTGAGTATCTCATTCCATTGGTGGTATCCCTCATCAAGCCGTATTTCGTCAAGATTCAGTACGTTGGGTTTTTTTGTGTACTTTCGCGTAGAATGTATTGGCTTTCCGGTCGCTAATACAACTAAACGGGCAAATGCATTTATTGCAGATTCCTCAGATGGATGAGCCATTTTTTTAACAAGGACTGCGTGCACAAGTGGTAAGTCTTCTATGCTATGTAGAGCTGCAATGAAATGAAATAAGAGATCAGGGGAAATTATTGATGATGTAATTTCACTCGAGACAGCACTGAAGTTTTCGCAGGAAAATAATACCACTGAATCAGCTAAAAATTGGCTGTTCTCTCGGCAAAACCACAATTGCGGAATCGGTTGCGTTAGCTCACGTAGCTCAAATATATTGGCATTTATATCTGTCTCATCAAGTTCAGGTAAAGACTCTGACAACTTGTTTGCTAATAGTAATGAGAGTTTTAACTTCTCAATTGATGGTGCTGGGAAGGATGTAAACTCTTTGCCGAAATTATCGACATGAATGCGCAATTCATCCCATCCTTGAAAATGAATCCGTTCCGCTTTTGCTTTTTCTAATTCTGAGCCAAGAACTCTTATTCTTTCTGTCAGAGCCACAAAGTTACTTAATTGGGGATCCACCAATTCATCCGAATAAATTTCGGCAGCTTCCGAATTGGTAAGACGGTTAATTTCTGTAACTGGCCAGTCATACAGTATTTCGTATTTCTTCATTTCTCCTCCGCCCCGAAATATATTTTCCAATTAGAGATCGATGGAGGTGTATTACCGAGAATGTCCTTTATAGCCGAGAAAACTGCTGAACGATTAACGTTACCGATATTAACCTTACTTAAATCAAGGTTGTTTCTTGTCTCTTCAAACTGTTGCAAGTTCAGAACTTCTGGATGCTGCTGGCAAATGTCGTAAAAAGAATTCATCACTTCTACGCGGTCACGGTCTGTTTCATCAGCAAACGCTCCTAAAGCACCAAATAATCCAGCAAGAGATACTTCTCTGCCCATCCACAAGCATCCGTTTTCACCATACTGGTCAGCCAATATACGGTCTAAACGAACGAGGAATATCACTACAGCTTTAAGAACTTTAGGGTCTGCGAGTTTCAGATATGAGTCAAGATCAGAGTCGGTACTCTGTAAACTTTGTATCAAGTTCGCAGAGGGAGCAACTGGTTTCCCTACATTAAACGAAAGTAGTGCGGTTATTACATGAGCAAAGTGGAACGTTCCAATTTTTCGCCCTTTACTGAATTGGGTAGCGCTTATTTCCTTTTCACGAACAAGCGTAAAATCCTGCCCCTCTCCTTCACGTAAAATGGGTAGCAGATTCAAGAAAAGAAGTTCCAACTGGTGTCTGGTTGTCACTGGTTTATGTCCTGCATTCAGCATTAGCATTTTCCGAACTTCTTCCTGAGGTGTAAGACCAGCCCATATCTCAAACCATTGATTATTATCTGTAAATGTTTTTAGCAAATTCTCCTTACCGTCGCGTTGAAATACCTCAACTACAGTGCGGAGGACATCTGTGTTGGAGTCGAATTCATGTAGTTGGCTGGAGTAACTTCTTGAAAACTTGAATTTTGTCCAGGACAAATAGTCCACTTTGGGGTCAAGATGCTCACAGCAGAAATCAATGGTCTTTCGAATTGCCTGTAAACGGAATGTTCGCTGAAGGCCGTCAAGGATCTTAAATGCCCCTATTTCAAGAGTGTCGCCCTCTATTTTGTAGTCTGCGCCGTCAATGACTAACACAATCGGCGGGATATGGCATCGATTGATCACTGTATCGACTAAATGGTCAAGATATACATTTGACACAATCTCCCGTTGAACGTCGTAGTCCTGGTAAGACGGCGGTAAAGCTTTCACGTAATTATCGAGTGAGATTCTTGCAAGAAAACAGATACTTTTTTTTTCATCTCGTTTATCAAGTATTTTTGCTTTAACTTTCATTGGCCCGCCCTGTTCCATAATGAATGTTCGGTTTTCTTAGAAAATTGAAATGTTTTTTTTCAACATAAGAAAAAGCAATTAAAGCGATAAACTGAACGCCCAAAAATTGAAAATTCCTACATCTAAGTATTCAAATCTCATTTCTAACACCTTATTTGAGTAGCTTATCTAATATTTAAATTCACGCGTGAGCGCTTGGTTTTTTGTAGTACGCGAAAGGGGTTATTTATTGCATAAAATCAATCATTTCATGAGATTTGTCCAGCATGATTTTTCGGATAATAGGTATGTATACCGCTTCATCTTCCCTGTGGTTTAAGTAAATTCCGTGTTTTCAGTCAGTTGCCTGTACGTATCTAATCGTGGTGTAAAGTTTGATTAACATGTCTGATTTTTGCACAAACCAGCACTAGATGATATTCGACAGATTTTTATCTGAGTTAAGGACTAATTTGAGGTCCGGTTAAACAAACTTTGAATATAGTGTCTGGTGACATTCCTCAGCTGAGACAATATTTGCGATAACCTTGATTCTTAATAATAAGCCATCTAGATTTGTCACCTTGTATAATTTTACTGCAAATTAAATAACATTAGGCCACAAAGCTAGTAAGTGCGGTTGGCCGCAGGTTGTGTCATGTATACTAGAAGTTGAATCCTCGCGCAGATATCGTCGTCGACACATAAAGGACATACTAAAATCCGATAATGTTCAATCCTACTCGGTGAGGCAAATAATCATGCGAATAACTCAACAGTTCAGTATTACATTAACTCACGAAATGGCTGAAATAGTTCGTTCGCGAGTGGCTTCCGACGAGTACGCTTCGGAAAGCGAAGTGATTCTCGAAGGTCTGCGTATCCTCATTGAGCGTGATAAGGCCATTGAAACATGGCTCAGTGATACAGCCGCACCCGCGTTAGACGCCATTCGCAAAAGCCCAACACAAGGACGTTCATTGGAGCAGGTTCATACCGCTGTTGGCAGCAGAAAGTAGTGGAGTATCCTTTCCATCTGATGGGTTAACGTGGGCCGAGCCGAATGATTAATTTTATTAAAAATAAAGTGGTCAAATCATTAATTAATCTGACGGCATGTTCATCAATATCTTCTTTTTTATGTACCTCCAGCAATTAAAAAAACAGGACCAATTCTATTGATGGTGGATGGGGGAAGGTGCGCAAAGAGGAGAGGGACTCAGGTAGGGCGACGGCAATGCCGAGTGTTCTGATACCATGATGGTGATTTTGGTGATCGTAGACGCCAAATAACGCACGGTGTTGACAACCGTTAACGACAATCCTATTATTTCAGCATCGGAGGCGAATGAGTAAACATCCGAATAAGCATATTCAAGCAGCCATTGAATATGCGTTAAAAGCTGGCTGGGTTTGGGTTCCTCCTGGTGACTCTGCACATTGTTTTTGCAAGTTGCGCTGTGGTGATCCAAAAGGTGAACACCGAGATCACCACCAAAGTGTATGGTCAACGCCAAAGGTACCGGAGAACCACGCACAGCAAATCAGGCGAGCAGTGGACAAATGCTCACGCATCAAATGCCTGAAGAGCGAAAAATCGTAGTTGGTGGCGGCCTTGACCGCCATTTGTAAGCAGTCTCATCCCATCCATTGAACAAAAGAGGTTTTATGGCGCTTTATAACTTCACTCTGACTCTCTCAGGCGTCACGTATGAGACCGAAGGGTTGGAAGATGCGCTGTACGAAAGCGGCTGTGACGATGCGCTGATCTGCGCATATGGAAAATCCGTCTATGTAGAATTTGACCGCGAAGCGGAAACGTTAGATGCAGCCATCGCGTCAGCGGTCGACAATATTGAATCAGCCGGTATCGGCGCAATTGTAGAATCAGTCGACTCTGCGTTGGTGGGTTTGAGCGATGTCGCAGAACTCACAGGTCTGTCTCGACAAGCGATCACGATGCTGAAAGACGGTCTTCGTGGTGGGGGGGATTTCCCTTGCCCTATCCAGCGGATCCAGGGACAGTCGCCATTGTGGGATTGGGCGGATGTCGCCAATTGGCTTGAAAAGAATGGTCGTCTTAAAGGAAATACAGAATTGGCCGCCAATGCCCGAGTTTTGAGTAAGTGGAATCTGGCACTGCGGAATAGTGCTTCTAAAGACTTTGAAGAGATTGAGACTATCGCGGCCATTCAGCGTCGACGCCAACACGCAGAATTCGCATAAAGTAAAAAACCGCTATTGACCGTTTGCTGACCGACAATTTTACTTTCCCCAGAAAATACGCTAAATTCCGAAAGATGCCGGAGTCTGCTTAATCGCTGCTCCGGCTTTTTTATGGGTCAGTGTTGGTCATTCTGACTCTCAACCAAAGCCTGCCGGATATCTCCGCAGGCTTTTTTATTTCCCTCGTTCGTTGGGGTGGAACATGCCAATGCCTGGAAAAACGTCGCTCGCGTCCTACCTCTCCGGTGGGGCGTTGGCGCTGTTGGGGAAGCTGCGCAGCATTCTGGAGGATTTGACCCTTGATGACTGGGCTGTCGTTATCGGAATGATCATCGCTGTTGCCACTTTTGGGGTGAATGCCTACTGGCAGCGCCGACGTACCAAAGCGCTCGAAAAAGCGGCGCGTGAGGGATATGTCATTATGCGAGGTGAGGAGTGATGGCTCTGTCGAAACGTCTGAAGCAGAAGATTGGGCTGGTGGCCGCAGGTGGCGCTATCGCCATTGCCATCGCCGTACTGGGAGGCCGTGACGGTCTGGAAGGGCGTAAGTATTCGCCTTACAAGGATGTGGCGGGTGTTCTAACCGTCTGTGACGGTCATACTGGCCGCGATATCATTGCTCATAAGAAATATACCGACGTGGAATGTGATGAGTTACTGCAACAGGACCTGCAACCGGTGTTTGCTGCTATTGAGCGCAGTGTCAGTGTTCCCATGAGTGAGCACCGTAAAGCAGCATTGGCATCCTTTGGTTACAACGTGGGTATTAACGCCCTGACGCGCTCCACCCTGATGAAAAAACTGAATCAGGGGGATACCACGGAGGCCTGTAATGAGTTGCGCCGTTGGGTTCACGCCGGAGGCAAGGTGTGGAAGGGGTTAGTCCATCGCCGTGAGGTGGAACGTGAGTTATGTCTGATACCCAACGCAGTAATACAGTGATTTATCACCGCTGGCCCCGTCGCTTGTTTGTCTGATATCAGCCATGTATCTCCAACCCTTGATTGTTGCAGGCGGCCTTGTGCTGCTGTTTCTGTGCCTGAGCAGTGCTGCGTTCTATTTTCACCAATCTGCTGTTGAGAAAAACGGGCAACTTTCACAATTGCAGGCTGACCTGAATGCGTCACAAGCTACCCTGGCTTTACAGGTGTTTCAGTTTCAGCGGGTCAATGAGATAACGGCAAAAGCCGCGGCCTATCGATCGACACTTTCTGCCCGCAGCGAGGAGCGCCAACATGCCAACCGTCAGGAACTCAAGACTGAAGCCTGTGCTGACCATTATATTCCTGACGCTACAGCTCAGCGGTTGCACGACTATACGCACCGTCTTCGTGCCCGTGCCCTGCGTGATTCCCACCAGCCTGACGGAACCCTTGCTGGTGCCGCTGCCCCCCGCAGAATGACGTACCGACAGGCCGTGTTGTGGCTTGACCCGTTGCTGACCTTGTTGGACCGGGCCAATCACGACAGGGAGTCGCTCCGCAATCTGCCATCACCACACCATGGCAAAACATGACTGGGAGACATTACAGGCCGCCTTTCTGGCCGCGCACGCTGCAACTGGTATCAGTGTTCAACACTGGTGTCAGCAGCACAGCCTGAATTATCAGACGGCTCGACGCTACATCAAATTGCGCAAAACTGCGCAAAAATCCACGACAAAAACTGCGCATACTGCGCAAAAAAAGGCCCGTCAAACTGCGCAAAATGCTGTAACTGGGGAGACTGCGCAACAGGATAACGCGTCTGATAAACAAGAAGAAAATCCTCAGCCAGATGCTTCAGAAGCACTCAATGACCGTGCGCAGGCTGACGATCCTGAAACGAAACCGAACACCGGTCGCACGAAAGGGGGCCGATTTACCGAGCGCAACCCACACGCCAAAGGCAACACAGGCAATCCTCATCCCATCGGGGCATTTGTTCAGGGCAACCAGCGCGCCCGCAAACACGGTGCTTACGCCAAATACCTGAATGCCGATGACCTGTTTGACGACGCAGCCGAAGCGGATCTGCATGATGAGCTGATGTTCACCCGCGCCCGCGCCTTATCCGTCACCCGAACCCTGCGGAAAATGCATGAAGACCTGCTGGCGACGGACATCCTGGCCGAGCGTATTGCGCTGTACGACAAGCTTCTCAAGGCCGACATAGCGCTGGACAGGAACATTGCTCGCATTGAATCGCTGGAAAACAGCCTGAGCCGGTTACGACTCGATGATATTAACGGGCCACGGTTGCTGGCCGACACCGCCCGCCTGAAGGCCGCAACGGCCAAGTTGAAAGCAGAAACCCAGAAGCTTACCGCTGAGAACAAAGAGGACATCACGCCATTGGGTCAGGTGGTGGCGAGTTTGCAGGGTGAGGCCACACAGAATGGGATCCTGATGGGAGAGAACCACCATGATGACGGAGCAGGAACAGGTTAACTATATCCGCCAACGCCTGGGCAATCCGTGGTGGCGACTGAATAATCTGTACAAGATAGAAGATGAAAGCGGGCAGTTGGTCACCTTCAAACTACGGCCAGCACAGCGCCTGCTGTTTGAGACCATGCATTATCGCAACATCGTGTTGAAAGCGCGCCAGATAGGTTTTTCGACAGCGATTGATATCTATTTGCTGGATCAGGCGCTATTTAGCCAACACCTGAAATGCGGAATTGTCGCTCAGGACAAGCAAGCTGCCGGGGAGATATTCCGGACCAAGATCGCGGTGCCGTTTGATAACTTGCCTGCCTGGTTGAGGTCCACTTTTAAAATTGCCGAGCGTCGCAGCGGGGCGAATGGGGGCACGATATTGTTTGCGCATGGTTCCAGCATCCAAGTGGCCATCTCTTTTCGTTCCGGCACGGTGCAGCGGTTACACATTTCCGAACACGGCAAGATATGCGCTAAATACCCCGCCAAAGCGAAAGAAGTGCGCACTGGAACGCTCAATACCGTGCATGACAAGGCGATTGTGTTTATCGAGAGCACGGCGGAAGGCGTGGGCGGCGATTTCCACACAATGAGTACGCGGGCGATGGAATTGGCCCAAACCCATGTTGACCTGACGTCACAGGACTATAAGTTTCATTTCTTTGCCTGGTGGCAGGATCCGAAGTATCAGGCCGAAGTACCGGCAGGTGGACTGCGACTGGGCCAGTATCATCAGGCGTATTTTGCCGCCGTTGAACAATCCATGGGGATCAGGCTCACCGATCGCCAAAAGCAATGGTACATCCGCAAAGAGATTGAGCAGCAAGAGGAAATGAAACAGGAGTTCCCCAGCACACCCACCGAAGCCTTTCTGACCTCGGGACGCCGCGTCTTCTCAGCCATCAGTGTCATGGCTGCCGAAGGGCAGTGCAAATCACCCTTGCTGGTCTACGACATCGAACCGGTGACCGGCCAACGCACTCGGGTGCAGGCCTTGCGGGCAGGAAACGCCGGTGAACTACAGCGTACTTTGCTCAATTATCTGTTGGTGTGGGAACTGCCCGATCCGGATGAGGATTACGCCATTGGCGCTGATGTGGCAGAAGGTCTGGAAAACCGTGACCGATCATCAATTGATGTGGTGAAGCACTCCACCGGTGAGCAGGTGGCACACTGGTTCGGGTATCTGGATGCTGAACTCTTTGCCCAACTGCTGGCGCAGGTCGGAAAATGGTACAACACCGCCTTGATTGGACCAGAACGTAACAACCACGGCCATGCTGTGCTGCAAAAGTTACGCGAAGTTTACCCGTATCGTTTTATCTATGCCGAGCAATACCTTGACCGTGACCACGATGATGAGACCCCCAGACTGGGCTGGCTGACCACGGCTCAAAGCAAACCGGTCATGATGGAAGGTCTTAAAACCCTGCTGCGCGAACAGCAGTCCGGCATTCGCTGGATAGGCACCATCAATGAGTTGAATACCTATGTGTATGACGCCCGTGGCCGTATGAATGCGCAGACTGACTGCTTTGATGATCAGGTGATGAGCTATGCCATCGCACAAGAAATGCGCATCAGGATGCCAAAACGGGTGAAACAGGTTCCTCTTGACCGCTCCAAACCCACCCACTGGATGACGTTGTAATGACCCTACCAAGCCCCGATACTGACGCAGCGGTGTCTCAACCGAAGCCGTCAGACCGCTTCACTCAGCAACAGTTACTGGATATCTCATCGGATATTGACCACCAGCCGGACTGGCGCACCAATGCTAATCTGGCATGCGCCTATTATGACGGAGATCAGCTGGCCCCGGAAGTGGTGGCCAAACTGCGTGAGCGCGGCCAGCCGTTGACACAACACAACTTGATCGCCCCGACAATTGACGGTGTCCTGGGAATGGAAGCCAAAACCCGTACCGATTTGATGGTGGTGGCGGACGATCCGGATGAAGAAGTGGAGTCGATGGTGGAAGCGGTCAATGCCGAATTCGCTGATGCCTGTCGATTAAGTGGGCTGAACAAAGCCCGCAGCGATGCTTATGCCGATCAAATCAAGGCCGGACTCTCCTGGGTGGAAGTGCGCCGCAACAGTGACCCCTTTGGTCAACGATTCAAAGTGTCGACCGTTCATCGTAATGAGGTGTTCTGGGACTGGTTCAGCCGGGAAGCGGATTTGAGTGATTGCCGCTGGCTGCTGCGTAAACGTTGGCTGGATGTGGATGAAGTCAAAGGCACCTTTCCGGACAAGGCACAGGTCATTGATTATTCTCTTAATGAGTGGAAAGGCTTTGTGGATACCGAGTTGGCGGCGGGCGATGAGTCGGATTTGATTAATGCTTATGAGGAATACCAGTCCTGGAGTCGGGAGAGCACCGAGTGGATCAGTACCAACCGGCGACGTGTGCTACTGCAAGTGATCTACTACCGCACCTTTCTGCGTTTGCCAGTGATGACATTGAGTCAGGGGCGTGTGGTCGAGTACGACAAACACAACAAGCTGCATGCTGTCGCGGTGGCCACCGGTCGGGCGACACTGACGGTGGCCCGTGTCAGCCGGGTACGTGAAGCCTGGTTTGTCGGGCCACATTTCCTGATTGACCGGCCGTCTTCAGCGCCGCAAGGCATGTTTCCACTGATCCCGTTCTGGGGATACCGCAAAGACAAGACCGGAGCCCCCTATGGTTTGGCCTGTCGCGCCATACCGGCTCAGGATGAGGTGAATTTTCGTCGCATTAAACTGACCTGGCTGCTTCAGGCCAAGCGCATCATCAAGGATTTTGATGCCACACAGATGTCGGATGAGCAGCTGAAAGAAGAGGCCGAACGGCCTGATGGTCTGATCACCCTGAATCCCCATCGTCATAATAAAACCACGGCGGCCGATGCCATCACCATCCAGCAAGATTTTCAAGTCGCTGAGCAGCAGTTTCAGGTGATGCATGAGTCCATGAAGCTGATCCAGGATGGCATGGGGATTTATGCGGCGTTTCTGGGGCAAGAGTCTAACGCGGCCAGTGGAGTGGCCATCAGTAATCTGGTCGAGCAGGGGGCAACGACCCTGGCGGAAATCAATGATAACTATCAGTTTGCCTGCCAACAGGTGGGGCAACTGTTGCTGAGTTATTTGTTGGAAGACCTGGGTTCACGCCGCGAATACCCGGTAGTGATCCACCGTGATGACCCGCGTAAACGCAGGAAGGTTTTGCTGAATGAGTCGGACGCCGGGCAGATGAATAATGACGTTTCCCGGTTGCGTGCACATATAGCCCTGGCTCCTATTCAGCAGACGCCGGCGTATAAATCCCTGTTGGCGCAACAACTGTCTGAAGTCATCGTGGGTCTTCCGCCGGAAGTACAAGTCAGCGTGCTGGACATGTGGGTTGAGCTGCTGGAGCTGCCAAATAAACCGCAGTTTATCGAGCGGCTCAGAGGGGCATTGGGCACACCGAAGGCACCGGATGAGATGACGCCCGAAGAACAGCAGGCCGCCCAGGAAGAGCAGCAGTTACAGCAGCAGCAACAGGCACTGGCCATGCGCGAGCTGGCCGCCAAAGTGGGCCGTTTGGAAGCCGAGGCGAAACGCATTCAGGCCCAGGCGGTGCGGGAAACCACGCTGGCAGAGGGACAACGCTTCAACGATGCTTACACTCAGGCAAAAACCGGTCAGGTGCTGCAAGAGATGCAGAATGTGACCGAAGAGATTGGCGCGTTACATGAACAGATGATGCAGACTATTCAAGGCCAGGTTGACCAAATACCACTCTAGCTATTGCGTGATGTGAGGATGTGCGCTAAATTTCAGAAAGATGCACGACATCACACTCAATTAAGCCTCGCCTAACCGCGGGGCTTTTTGCTTTCTGGCGCTCGGTGCCTGACCTCATTGAACAACCTGCCTGTGCCGCTAAGCGCTCTTCGCCAAGAGGGCTTATTCGCATGGGACGCATCAGGCTCACCACTCGGATATCTCAAACAAAAAAGTGAGACAGGAGTCATAAGTGGATATGGAATTAACCGGTAATGAAACCCCAGAAGAGCTGGAGTCATTGATTGATGGACTGGGGGAGGTGGAGATTGTCGATGACGACCCCACCAAGCCGACAGCGGCAAGTCCGACGGCTACGGTGACCGAACCTTCGCCCACGGATACCGCGAGCGGGAATGAGGGGCAGGATGCGCCGACACCGGGCATGACGACAGCCCCCACGGCAGAGGAGCGCGATAAGCCTCAGGGGATCCGCAGCAAAGACGGTCAGCATGTCATACCTTATGACGTGTTAGAGGCGGAACGCGCAGACAAGCAGCGTTGGGTCAGCACCAATCAACAAGCCGTCGTCGAGCTGGCGGATGCGCAGCGTCAACTGGCGGTCTTAACCCATCAGATCAAGGCCGCTGGGATGCAGCCTGCGGCCTTACCTGAAAACGCCCAAATCACCCCTGAGCAGATCAACGGTATCCGGGAAGACTTCCCGGAAATGGCCGCGATGTTTGATACGCTGGTGCAAAAAATTGATTACCTGCAACAGAGTCAACCGACACCCACACCTCACCAGACCGCCGAGGATCCGGTGATGGAGGCGATAAACGCGGTTCCAGACCTGAAATCATGGCAGGAACACGATCATGACCGTTTTACTCTGGCAAAACATATTGATGAGGCAATGAGAAATGACCCTGCATGGGAAAACAAGTCGTTGACCGAGCGCTTCACCGAGGTGGCAAAACGCACACGGGCGGCCTATGGCGAGGAGAGTGAACCGCCTCAAGCGAACTCCCCCGCATCCGCGCCACCACCACTTGTCGATGTGTCGCAGGTGGCTGCCGAGAAACTGGCGAGTGCAACAGTTGCCTCGCCAATCCCGAATTCTCCGTCAGAACTCGGGGTCACCACCGCACATACCGTCTCGCCTTTGGAGCAGGCTGCCAATGCGTCGATGGATGAATTACAGGTCATGTTTGCCGGTATGACGGATGCCCAGATAGAGGTTTTGCTGGAGCAGACTATCTGACCGGTCCCTTGACTGACACCTTGACCCGCTTCGGCGGGTTTTTTTATTGAATGGAGTGCTTATGACAACCATCACAACGGCCCAGGCAAATAAGCTGATGCAGGTGGCGTTGTTCACTGCGGCAAGCCGCCATCGGTCTTTTGTTAACATGTTGACCGAACAGCAGGAGGCTCCCAAGGCAGTGAACCCGGATAAAAAAGGGACCCGCCAGACCAGCTTTCATGCGCCGGTGGTCCGCATTACCGAATTGAAAAAGCAGAAAGGCGATGAAGTGGATATGCAGATTGTCCACAAGCTGTCCAAACGCCCCACCATGGGGGATAAGAAGTTGGCAGGGCGGGGCGAGAACCTCACCTTCGCCAACTTCTCGCTCAAAATCAGTCAGGGCCGTCACCTGGTGGATGCGGGTGGGAAAATGTCTCAACAGCGCTTCAAGCACAACCTGAACAAAACCGCGCGCACTTTGCTGGGTACGTATTTCAATGATCTGCAAGACCAGTCAGCTACCGTTCATTTAGCGGGTGCGCGTGGTGACTATCTGGCGGATGACACCATTGTGCCCCTGACCAGCCATCGTGAATTTGGTGAGATCATGATTAACGATGTGGTGCCGCCGACCTATGATCGTCACTTTTTTGCCGGTGATGCCACCTCGATGGAAAATCTGGATGCCACCGATTTGTTCACCCTGAGCACGGTCGATAATATCGCCCTGTTTCTGGATGAAATGGCGCATCCACTGCAACCGATCCGCATGTCGAAAGACGAACTGGCCAATGAAGACCCGTACTTTGTGTTGTATGTGACCCCGCGCCAGTGGAACGACTGGTACACCTCCACCACCGGTAAAGACTGGCAGGCCATGCTGACGCGAGCGATGCAGCGTTCCAAAGGTTTTAACCATCCGTTGTTCAAGGGGGAATGTGCCATGTGGCGCAATGTGTTGGTGCGCAAGTACGGGGGGACGCCGATCCGGTTTAACAGCGGTTCGACCGTCAAGGTGTCCAATAATGACCTGACCGCCACCACCAAAAATATCACCACCAGTACCCTGATTGACCGCGCGATGCTGTTGGGTGGTCAGGCACTGGCCAATGCCTATGGGGTCGGTGAGGGCGGAGGCTTTTTCGGTTATCACGAAGAGAAAGTCGACCATGGCAACGGAACGGAAGTCTCCATCCGGTGGATCAACGGGTTGAAGAAAATCCGCTTCCAGCAAAAAGACGGCAGGGTGAATGACCACGGTGTGATTGTGGTTGACTCTGCGGTGACCCAATAATCTATAAGGAGATAAGCATTATGGCGATCATTACGGCTCCTTCCATGGCGGATACAGTGTATCAAGGTCCACAGGGCAATTTATCGGTGGCAGAGGGTTGGTACCCATTTAGCGGAACAGAAAAACCCGGTGACATCATTGAGTTGTTGGCACTGCCGATCGGTATGCGTATTTATGGCTTAAATATGTCCAGTGACAAATTGGGGATTTATGTCTCGATTCGATTTAATGGAATGAGTTTGATCTCCACCACCAGTTGCGCATCTGCTTTCGAGAAATATACCCCCATCAAACCTTATAGCACAAAGACACCAAGTGATAAGTTGGTAGCGGTTGTTGGTTCGACGGTTAGTACAAATATCTTTGTTCCTGGCCTTTTGACGGTCAGTCTTTTCTATACCGCTGTCGGTTACTGATCATCCCTTTCGACAGGCTCTGACAGCCTGTTACCTGGAGTATTTCATGTCTGACAAAATTGCTGTGGTCTATATAGGCCCTAAAGAGAAAAAACGCGACACGGTGACGGGCAGTCGCCTGATATTTCCGCGCCATGAGCCGGTCGAAATTGACAGTGCCCTGGCGTATCAGTTACTGGAGTATCCCACGGTGTTTGTGCGTCAGGAAGTCCTGAAAGATGTCCTGGCCAAACAAGCCGAACAGGTCAAGGTTCGCGCTGAACATGAGGCCTATCTGCTTGAGTTGGCTGCCAGTGACGCGCAGGAAAACAGCTTTGTTCTTATGGTGGGGGACGCGGAGATGGATATCGCCAAGTTGACGTCAGTTCAGTTGGCCACCCTGATTGAATCCGAAGAACTGGACCTCAAACAGGCGGCTCAGGAAAGGGTGGATGATTTCCGCGTCCGTGTTCGTGATGCAGTGAAGGAGAAATATGCCACTCAAGATAGCGAAAAAGGCGAGCAGAACGATGGTCGTGCTTGATGCTTTTTTTCCGGCCATCCGAAAGCACATCAGCGGTCCGCTGGAGCTGATGATGAAACAGGCGGTGTTAGATGCCGCCATCACTTTTTGCCGTGAATCGCTGTCTTGCCGGGATGCGGTCAGCTTCAAGGAGGTGATCCCGGATATCGCCTATCGTCTGACCGAGGCTAAGGGACTGAAGTGTATCAAGCGTCTGCGGGTATTGGATATCACGCAGCCGACTCGTCATTGGCCGGGTGAACGGCTGATGGTAGGACGGGATTTCACCGCAAAATCAGCCAACGACATCACTTTTAAGCACGCCTTTCATCATGTGACGGTGGATTTTGCCGTTGAACCATGCCGTGATGCGCATGACGTCCATGACTTACTCTATGACGATCACCAGGATGTTATCGCCATGGGGGCGCTGGAAGACCTGTTTATCATGCCGGGCAAGCCCTGGACCGATCCGCAGCGCTCACACCATTTTGGAGTGCGTTTTGTTGAAGGATACCGCCGGGCCTTTCGTGAGGCGCTGGATAACTCTCCCATCACCGCTTTCCATAACCCTGTTCGCCAACACGAGTTCTTCTAATGATCAGCATTGCCGAGATAATGGGGCGGGTTAACACCCAGCTCAAAGATACGGCATGGCTGCGCTGGCCGCTGGCGGAGCTGTGTGATTATTACAATGATGCGGTTCGGGCTGTCATTCTGGCTCGCCCTGATGCCGGTGCGAATTTCGAGGTGCTCACCGCAACACCGGGTACCCGACAGGTGTTACCTGAAGGTGCGATCCGGCTCATTGACCTTATTCGTGTGGTGGATGGCAGGGCATTGAGGCCGGTCCCGCGTGAGGTCCTGGACAGTCAGTATCCTGACTGGCATCAGATGACGGGATCGGTCGAGTGTTACAGCTATAACGAGTTGACCCCCAACCTGTATTACCTGTTTCCGGGTGCGCCGCAGTCTATGGGGATCGAGGCGGTAGTGGCCAGAGTCCCGGCGGCTGTTGCCATCGATGACCTGGCAGAGGTAACTCCGGTCCCGCTTGATGCGCTCTATGTGAATCCTCTGGTGGACTGGATACTGTTTCGGGCATTCAGCAAAGATGGCGAGGCAGGGGCCAATCTCAATTTAGCGATGCAGCATTATCATGCGTTCAGTGATCAGTTGGGCGTGAAGCAAAACGCGGAGCGTTTCGCCCGACAATGGCGTAAAGCTCAGTATCAGGGAGGGGGCGAATGAGTGTCACCGTATCCGGCATATTAATAAACCCGATAGGGAAACCAGTGGTCAATGCGCAGATCATGTTAACGGCAATGGCCAGCAACCTGAGGGTCTTGAGTGGTATTTCTGCCAGTGTCAAAACTGACCACACCGGCGCGTATCGGATGCAGTTGGAAGCCGGGAGTTACAGCATTACCGTGACGGTCAACGGCCGCAGCACCCTCTATGGCACCATTACGCTGGATAAGAGCAGCAGCGCCACGACCCTCAATCAGTTGTTGAAACAACAAGTGCTTGAGTCAGAGGTCACACCCGATGTGATTGTGTATTTCCGGCAGATCCAGCAGCAGGTCACACATGACCTGACCGCACTCAGCGCGCAGCAAAACAGTGCCCGCCAGGCAAAAGAGGACGCCACTCAGTTTCGTCTTGAGGCCTTGCGCTATGCCAGAGAGTTTAATACGGCACTCATGGCGGTCAAAAATGACCGGGATGCGGTCGTTATGAATGCGAATGCGGCGGCGCGTTCGGCACAGGTGGTGTTAAAGAGTGAGCGTGTTGTGGTGGAGAAAGCAGACGCCGTGGCTTTGTCCGAACGGCAGGCACTCGCGCATTGCGATAAGGCGCAGTCAGCCGCCGACAACGCGGCAACACGTGCTGCACAGCATGCTACGGAGCACATCAGGCAGAACATGCAGACTCAGTTGAGCCAGGTCGAGTCGGCCAGATCGGCCAGTGAACAGGTCAAAATTTCCGTCAATGAGACGGCCAGCGAGATGGCGAAACAGCATCGTGAAGTCATCCAGGCGGCCAGTCTTGCAAGAAAGAGTGAAACTCAGGCGGCCGCATCTGCCCGTTCAGTGGCGTCTGCTCTCGTAGCTGTCGAGCAATCCACACGAGCAGCGACGGAGAGTGCAGTAATGGCGAAACAACATGCTAGTGCTGCGACAGAGGAGAAAAACGCGGTTAAAAGTTTGAGGGATGACGCGGAAAAGTTTGCTTATCAGGCGAAAATGATGGCTAAGAATAGCGATATTTCAGACTTGAAACAGACTCTGACGGATAATATTAACATGAAAATCCGTGGGCTGGAGCCTAGGATGGCCAGTTTTGCTAAGAGTATCACCACCATCGCAAACAACACCTTCAACCGCAATTCCTTTATCTATCTCTATCCCGGCGGGACAGAAAGGTTCCCCCCGCTTCTGCGCCCGGCACAGCGGATCATTGTGGATAACCCTTTTCCGGGGCGAGAAATTGCTTTCCGTTGTGAAGTGCGACTGGATAGTGTGTGGGGGATCGCCGGCTACTTTGCTGGCAGTGATTTTTCAACCGGCGCACTGGCTATGCCTCAGGGAGGGAAAATCTTAATCTGGACGGGGAACAGCAGCCTGATTTATACCACCAAACATGTTGCCCATTCCTTCCCTGATATCCGCCGTCGAATAAGTGCCCCCTATCGTGTTGTCGTCTGGAGCATTGATTGAAAATGAAAATTTATTCCGAACCGGGGAGTGATATCGAGTATGTCATTCACACTGAAACCTTCGACGTTCCTGAGCACTGGGTCGAGATGAAGGAACCTCGTCCTGATGAACCCGCCTATGCCTCGCAGGAGGGCGTGTGGCAATTGGGGATCTCGGCAGCAGCAAAAGCGAGGCTGCTCAGCGATGCGTCGTCTCAGCGAGCGAGGTTAATTAGCGAAGCCAGCAATAAGATTGATACGTTAAAAGACCGGATCGATGCAGGTCAGGAAAGAATGGAAGAGTTACGAGGCTGGCAAGCTTATCGCATTGCGCTGGATGATATTGATATCAATAAAGCGCCAGATATTGATTGGCCTAATATTCCAGCAATTGTGGGCTGAGTCGACAACGCTGTCTGCTGCTTAGGCTGCTGCATAAACCCCACCGTGACGGATTGAATGTAAACAAGGTCTCCAGCCTCACTGCTTAGTGGGGCTTTTTCTTGCCGGAAACGTCTCCTATGCCCATTATCGATATCACCACCATGCAGGGTGAAATGCCCCGTCTCGCCCCCCATTTGTTACCGGAGTCCGCGGCCACGGTGGCCAAAAACTGCCATTTTCGCCATGGGGTGATCACGCCCATGATGGCCGATGCTGGGGGCATTAAGACCTTTACGCAGAAAGTCGCCACCCTGTTTCGTTACCGGGAGGACGTTTGGTTTACCTGGCCGGAGACGGTGGAGGTGATCCGCAGTCCTGTGGCTCAGGATCAGTATGGGCGGGTCTATTTCACCGATGGCCACTCCCCCAACGTCACCAGTCATGATGTGGCCACCCAGGGAAAGGGGCCTTTCCCTTCGGTCTGTTATCGATTGGGTGTCCCTGCACCCAGCCACCCCATTGACGTGACCCGGATCATTCCCCCGCCTGATCCGCGTGATGATGAGCCGACCGACGACGATACCCGTTTCTATATCGAGACCTATGTCACCGGTTATGGAGAAGAAGGCCCTCCGGGACCGGCGTCCATCGAGGTGACACTGACCCATCCCGGCAGCACAGTGGTTCTGACGCTACAGCCACCGGGCAGTCAGCGCTCCAATATTACCCGTCGGCGTATTTACCGTTCCGCTTCTGGAGGTGGCATTGCAGAGTATTTGCTGTTGGTGGAATTGCCGATCGGTGTTCTGACCTATCAGGATACGTCGCCAGATAACGCCCTCGGACCGGTTCTGGAAACAGAAAACTGCCTGATGCCACCCGATGAAATGCGGGGGCTGTGTCTGATGGCAAACGGTATCGCCGCAGGCTTTGCGGGTAATCAGGTGATGTTCTCAGAAGCTTATTTGCCCTATGCCTGGCCCGAGCGTTACAAGCAAAGCACCGCGCACGATATTGTCGCTATCGCCCCGGTGGGAACCGGACTGGTGGTGGGAACCACAGGATGGGCGTATCTGTTTTCTGGGATCACCCCGTCAAATATCACCCATACCCAATTGCCGGTGATGCAGGCCTGTGTCAGCAGGCACAGCATGGTCAGCATGGACAATTTTGTGCTTTATGCTTCGCCGAATGGGCTGGTGTCAGTGGATGCTGAGGGCAATGCACGGGTGGCGACCGAACCCATTATTGAGCCACGCCAATGGAGAAGGCACTTCAATCCGGACAGTATCAAAGCATGGCCGTTAGAAGGTGAATATCTGGCAGTCTACCGAACGAACAAGGGGACATCGGCCGGGTTTATTTTTAACCCACTGACCATGGATATCCGTCATTTGACCACCGCTTTTGAGACGGCATTCCATGAATTGGCCTCCGATATGCTCTATACCCTGAGAGAGAACACCCTTTATCCGTCCCAGGGCAGTACAAAGCCGTTGCCCATGACGTGGCGCAGCAAACCCTTTCTGACACCGGTGGGTACGTCATTTTCCTGTTTGCGGATCATGAGTGAGCATCTGAACCGGGTCGGCGTCAGTCTGCTGGTGGATAACCGGCAGGTATTGTCGATGCCCCCCGGCACCTTGATTGACGGGATTTTGAGACTGCCTGCCATCACCGGTCGGCAATGGGAGGTGGAAGTGTGGGGTTATGCCCAGGTTGATCGCATCACATTAAGTACCTCGATGATGGATATGCCAGCATGACGAAAGGGTATCGCGCCGGACGTGATGCGGCCGCGCTCACGGAAAATATTGAGATCCTCACCGGGCAACGTGGTGATGGCAGTGGTCAGGCAGTGACAAGGGGAGAGCTTGCCCAATTAAAGCTGGCGTCATTACGTGCCGGAGGTGGGGGGCGATTTCAGCTTAAGCCTCACCACTATACAGAAACAGGTCCTGTACCGGCCTTTCCCATCCAACCCCAACATTTTAGTGCGCAGGGGGGATTCAGTGTCGTCCTGTTGTTGTGGGAGATGCCCGCCTACCGAGGCCATGCCCACACCGAGATTTACCGCAACACGGAGGATAATCTGGCCAATGCCGTGCTGGTGGGGACAACCGCCGCAGCGGTGTACAGTGACCCGGTTGACCCTGGCTGGAAAGGATACTACTGGGTTCGTTTTGTGAATGCTGCCGGAATACCGGGCCCCTATAACGGTACGGCAGGGACTGCGGCAGAAACTCAGTCCAATGTTGATGAGATGATCGACCTTATCCATGCTGAAATTCATCAATCCCCGCTGATAGGCCAACTGACAAGCACGCTGGAAGCAACCGGCCAGGAGATGGCCGACACCCAACGAGGAATGACACGTGGGCTGGATGAAGCCAACAAAGGTCTGATTAAGACTCATCAAAGTATTACAAAGGTTCAGCGGCACGTTGGCCAGATAGCGGATGTGATGGGGTCGCTGGGAGATAAAGTTGACCATCTGAATCAACGGGGCGGTGAGGCCTTTCAGGCTATGTGGAGCACCAAAGCCCATGCCAGTGGGATCACTGCGGGAATAGGGTTGGTTGCCGGGAAAGATACCTATGGTCGACCGATAAGTCAGGTGGCGATTGCGGCTGATCGGCTGTTCGTTTTTGATCCGAATAAGCCCGGTGATACCGGCCGTTATGCCATCCCGTTCTCAATGTCGGGCGGAAAGGTTGTGATTGCCGATGCTGTGATACGCGATGCCATTATCAAGTTCCTTAAAGCTGAAACCATCGTCGCGGATGAAGTGAAAGCCGGTATCAGCCTGTCCACCCCCATACTCAATAGTGCCGTCATCAATAATGGTCATTTTAGCGTCGATGCCGCCGGTAATGTGAAAATAGGTGACCTGATCACTCTCTCCAGTACCGGGCGTATCACTTTCCGCTTGGGCTCACGCAACATCGGCTTGGTGATCACCCATGAGCGGATCGATATTTACGATGAAAATGGTGTGTTGATGGCGCGTTTCGGCAAGCTTTTTGATGATTAGGCATTGTCCAGTCTTTCGTCCACGACATGACAACGCTGAGGGAACCGGTTTATGTCAGGCTATGGTTTGAAAGTTTTCCGTCCGGATGGCACGTCCATGGTGTTGGATAATACAACCACGATAACGAAAATTGTCGCCATGGGGAGCAAAACACTCACTTATGGTGAGTGGAATACCGGCGTGACGATCCCCGAGGGATATGACTATTTTTTGTGGATGACCAGCAATGCCTGGTTGAATTACATCGTTGTCCGTAACGGAAGGCGCAGTCAATGGACGCCGGGAGGCCAGGCTTATCACCGTGTCCATTTGGATGCTAATCGGGTACTGAAAGTGAATTCGGTTAATTACAACACGGCAGTCTTAGCGACTTATTACAGTGTGTGTATCTGGCCGACAGCGACTCCCCAAGGGCGCTATGGGGTGCAATTCTATGGTGCCGATCACCTTTCCGGTATCAGTGATGTGAGCCAATTCAGTTGCTTACTGTTTAAAGGCGAGGTGGATATTTATAATGGCTGGCTACCGAGCCATATCAATCCTGCCTTTACGCCCAATAACGTGATGTGTTTTTTCTATACGGAAGACACCAGCAAAACCATTTCTGCGCGCGCAGTTGGACGTTACAAAACTCCCACGACAATGGAAGGTTTTGGTGTCTTCAATGTGGGGGGCGGAGCCTCGACCACCCCCGTACGTGCCAAAATCTGTCTCTTTGGACAAGGACCGTTAAACCGCAGTCAATATGGTATGGAAATCTATTCCCGACATAACGGGTCTGTCGTCTATAACTCTGGTTACGATATCCTGGCACGCCCCCGGTTATTCACGTTAGCGGGCGCGGAATTGGGGGCAATGCGCCCGGTGGAGGGCGTCCGCCGACCGATGTATGCCCCTTGCAATATTGGTGGGTTGTTTAGTCACCCCTGGCAAGTCGAGGTGTGGGTTAACAGTAACGGTACCCAAATAGGCCCTGCATGGGGAACGGCTTTCTATAAGGAGGCTTCCACGGGGGCGTACACCTATTTCATCGCCCCTGTCCCGATTATGGTACTGGATGCATCAGATTACTTTCACTTCTAAATTAGCCCGGATCCTTCGTGATACCCAGGACCCCAGTCTTCTCCTCAACATTCGGCACGCCTGCCATCAACAGCAGGCATTTTGGTTTTCAGCAGAGGATGCGGTACTCGTTTTGCGCCCAAGAGTGAGCGATGGCATGCCTTATGTTCTGGTCTGGCTGGCGGTCAGTACAAGGCGAAAAGGGCTGGAACACTACTTGCCGACGCTTCAATACCTGACGCGACGGATGGGCGGAAGGTGGGCAGAGTTTTACACGGTACGTCGGGGGTTTGCCCGGATAGCGGGGCGTTTTGGGTTTGAGCGAATGGCTGATGAAGAGGGATTCATGAGATTCAAAATCCCGGTTGAGTGATAAACCGGGTATGAGGCGAAAGCCCCGAACTGTTAAGCGCAGTCGGGGCTTTCTACTTTCTGCACCTTGAGTAAAGCAAGGGAGAACATGCGTGAATATTAACGTAGGAGCATGGATGGTGAAAGCTCTTGAGATGTTTGAACGAAGCAAAGTGCTTCGGCGGATGTATTACGCCACTGTACTGGTTGGCATGTTATACGGAGTGGCCAATGTGCTCTCTGCGATCCGTTGGTGGTGACAGGGGGCATCATGGGCAAAGGTGGGCGCGGGAGCACGGAAATCAAAGAGACGTCGCATGAGTTGGCAGCGGCAGAGATTGCACAAAAACAATGGGCTCTGTATCTGGATGAATTCAAACCGATGGAAAACCTGTTTATCAGCAAGGTCGATACGCTGAACCATCCCGAAAAGTACGCTAAAACAGCGGGGACGGTGAATCTGGGGTATCAGCAGGCATTTGGCTCCGGGCGTCAGCAAACGGCATCCGCATTGGCAGCCGGAGGGGTTGACCCTGGTAGCGGCCGGTTCCGGGAAACACTCGGTGACGTACAGCGTGACCAGCTCACCGGGCAAATTGATACCACCCAACGGGCGCAGACCTCGCAGCAGGATAAGTATGTGGCCGGGTTGCAGGATGTGGTCGCCATGGGGGCAGGGCAAAAGGCCGATGCGCTTTCTGATTATAGTCATATTGCCAACCACAGCCTGAGCAAAGCTACGTTTGATGCTCAAAAATCCCTCAGCAACCGTCAGGCAGTTGGACAACTGGTCGGGGTAGCGGGTGGCGTGGCCGCGCGCACCTACGGGCTGAAAGACGCCAACAAACCCGTGAATATTTAACAGGAGGTGGTGATGGGACAGGCGGCTGATACCTATGCCCAGTTGACCCGAGACCAGTATAACGACTGGCTCGCGCGGTTTTATCCAAAGCAAAAAGCATTAATGGGGCTGGCGACCGGCGGCGAGTTAATGACTCAGCAACTAACTCGCGTCAATGACAGTGCCACGCACAGTCTGCGCTCGGCTCAAACGGGGATACAGAACCAGTTGGCGCGTTATGGTACACCCCATAACACTCATCCGGATGACCACCGTCTGGGGCTGCGGTCAGCATTGGCTATCGCCGGGGCGAAGAATGGGATCCGCGAGGCAGAGCAGGACCGGCAAATGGCGATATTAACGGGCGGCAGCACGGGTCTTCGACAACAAATGACACTGGGAGGAGGGCGTCACTGATGGGATATGGATTGATTGATGCGGGTCGTGATACCCGACAACAGGCGTTGCAGAGCTTAAGCGAGGCGTCTGAACGGGAAGCGCAACGAGGAACACTCAGCGAGCAGCTCAAGATGCAACAGCAGCAGGGCCAAATGAACATGGTGGGGATGGGCGCGGGAGCCGGTCTGGCTGTGGGTGCCTCTTATGGTGCCGCAGGTGGGCCGATCGGTATGGGCATAGGTGCGGCGGTGGGGTTGTTGGCTAGTCGCTTTTTTTAAAGGATAACGGTGATGGGTGTTCAGGGATTGGCAGACGGTTTTTTGGCAGGGTTTAATACCGCCGACCAGGCTATCAGTCGTAATCGCGAACAAGGGTTACGTGATGTCATGTTAAAGCAGCAGGTCAAGGATGCCGACCGTCGACATGGGCTGGCCAGAGAGCAGATGGACTGGCACAAACAGACAGATAAACGAGACCATCGTTATAAAATCGAACGCAACGAGCGGGCCGACCAGCAGTGGGAGAAAAATCACGGTCTGGCCCAGGCCAGTCAACGCGTGGCGAATGCCAATCTTGGATTGCGCACACAAGAATTTAACCTGCGACGCGCCACTCAACAGTTCCAGCGGGCAGAAGCCGCGCGTCAGCAACGGATGCAGGAAGAAATGCCGGTGGTGCAGGCGCTCTATCACCAGATTGAAACGGCAGGGCAGGTTGACCCTCAACTGTACAGCCAGATATCACCAGATAACCCATTGCACCCGGCACGATTCTTTGGGCAAACGGCCATCGATAACGTCATGGCCATTAACCAGCTGATGCCCAAGGTGTTGTCCGGTGACATCAGTTACAACGACCCACAGGTATTAACGGTCATGAATACCGTGCTGGCCCCACATATCCGACGCAATATCGGCGAAGTTGACCCACAAACCGGTAACTCAATAAAAGATAAATCGCTGGCACATGTTGGGATAAGTGAAGATGGGCAGTCCGTTATTTTGAGCCTGAAGGTGACTTACAGCGACGGTACGACGGCCGATAAGCCGTTGACCCGCTATGGCTCTGCGGATAAAACGGATGACGAGGTGGTGCGGATCCCCCTGGCGCGGGTGATGGATGAACTGCGGGGCTACGGTCAGATGGTGGGGCAACTCAATCAACCGGATAAGGCCAGTTTTATCAGTAGTATGGTCAATCCTCCCGACAAGACGGCGATGCGGCAGGAAACGGCCGATTATCGTCAGGCGATACTGGATATCGGCAAAAACGAGAGCAAACAGTTGGCGGCGTTGTATAAGGACAGCGCAATGATGGATGAGAAGCTGTTGGCCATCGCCCGTGAAGATATTATCGCGCAGGCAGGGCAACGCCGACAGCAGGCCGCTCAGCTATTCGGTCAGGGTGGGCCGGAGCCGACAACGGAAGAGCGCGCAGAATGGGAGACGTTTACCCAGGAATATCAGCAAAAAGTGGGGGCCATGCCTGATATGAACAATCCACAGGACCAGCAGTTCTTTATGCAGTGGAAGCAAGACCGGCAGCAACGGGAAGCGTCGACACCGCCAGATCAGGTAAAAACACCTGAGCGTGATACCGTCTCAGACAGCCAGACAGCGCAGCAACTGAGGGAAATTTATAGCCGTGTGAAGAGGTAACGTCGATTATAGGGGTAATGAAGCAATAGATTTCATAAGGCGGCGATGGGTTAGCTGCTATGCTCAATGTGACCAAAGTGAGGGGATGACTTCACATATTGTTTGACTGCCTGAAGTTTCAGATAACCTTTCTCTTCAGTATGCGCATATGATGTCTTAAGTCGCAAAATGGATAAAACAGGGAGGAATGATGGGCATCATCACTGTGGAAGCAAAAACGGATTATCTACAAGTCGTATCGAAGGATAACCCTTATAATGCGCTTGCCGAGATTATCTGGAATGGCTTTGATGCCACATCCGATATTGTCAAGGTAACGACCAAAGAAAATGACTTAGGCGCAATCGAAAGCATTGAGGTACATGATACCGGGACGGGTATTGACCCAACAAAGTTAAAAGATTTTTTTGGCGGCTTAGGTGGTTCTTGGAAGAAACAAGCCAAAAAGCTGGGAAATAAAGTTCTTCATGGTGAAAAAGGAAGAGGGAGATTTAAAGCTTATGCACTCGGTGAGCGCGTGGAATGGCATACAAAATTTAATAATCGCAAGAATATAATAGAATACATTATTAAGGGCGATATAAATTCGATTGCACAGGTGACCCCTTCTGAGCCTGTTATCACTAAAGGAAATACAGGGACAATTGTTAAAATATTAAATCCGCGACCAGAAGTGTCAGTATTGTTTAATGCTGATGCAAAAGAAAAACTGGCAAAGATTTTTTGTTTTTTCTTAACTAAATACCCACAAAAGAAACTGTTAGTTAATAATATAGATGTATCGCCATCGTTAGCTCGCAAAGATATCACAGAGTATAATTTAGGTGATGTATCCCTAGGCAATGGAAAAGAAATAGCATTAAAGGTCTCCATTATTGAGTGGCACAGTAACGCCGAGAGAACGGTTAATTTTTGCGATGAAAATGGTTTTTCTCTTGGTGAACACAAAATAGGGCAAAAGATTAAATCCTCGGGCTGTGATTTTTCAATTTATGCCTCATCATCTTATTTCAGCGAGTTGAATGATGCCGGGATGTTAGAGACCAGTGAGTTAGATCCTGATATCCAACATGTTCTTGATGTCATCGTGGATAAGGCAAAAGCACATTTTTTACAGAAGACCTTGATTGACAAAAGTAAAATTGTTGATGAATGGAAAAAAGAAAATATCTATCCCTATGGGGATACTCAGTCTAATCCTATCGAGGATGCTGAGAGAAAAGTATTTGATATATTGGCAGTAAACGTTCAAAGCTATCTGAGTAAGTTTGAAAAAGCAGACAGAAAGACAAAGCAGTTTACGTTTAAACTATTGAAGCAAGCCATTAAAGATAATCCGGATTCCGTTCAAAAAATCATTAGTGAAGTTTTGGGTTTGAAAAAACAGGAGCAGGATGATTTAGCTTGTCTGCTTGAGAAAACAACACTATCGACGATAATCAGTGCGTCAAAAACTGTCGTGAGCCGTCTGGATTTTATCAAAGGGTTAGAACAGCTGCTTTATGATGTCGAATCCAAAAATAAATTATTGGAAAGGGATCAGCTTCATAAAATCCTTGAAAAAGAAGCCTGGATATTTCGTGAGGATTTTCATTTAACTGGCAGTGAAGAAAACCTAAATGAAGTATTACATAAACATATTGATTTACTGGGGGTTCGGTGTGATGACGATTCAAAAGTCTTAAAGCCTGATGGGACTTCCGGGCGTATAGATCTGATGCTGAGTAAAGCCAGAAAACCCAGTGAAGGTAAATATGATCATCTTGTTGTGGAACTTAAGAGGTCATCCAAGAAAATCGATGCAACAGTCATTTCTCAAATAAAAAGCTATGCATTCACCGTCGCGCGTGATGCTCGTTTTGATAAAGCTAATACAAATTGGACATTTATAGCTGTATCAAATGAATTTGACACGTTTGCAGAAGAAGAGGCTACGCAAAATGATCGTGCCAAAGGGCTGATTCATGATAAGGATAATATTACAGTTTGGATTTATACCTGGGCTGAAATAATCAGTATGGCTAAGACGCGGCTGAGTTTTTTCCAGAATCAGTTGAATTATGAAGCTAACAGAGAGAGTGCGACCAAGTATCTCATTGAAACACATAATAAGTTTATACCTCAAATAGAACAATATAAGCCGGCATCGTTTTAAATTAACACATGCAGTGATTGTGTATTGATATATTTGTAACCTGTTATGCATTTTACTCAATGAAGTATAAACGGTATGAGTAAAACTGATAATAACTTACTTATCAAAATGGATGGTCATTTCTGTTAACCATAAATCAACTAAATACTTTTTATCTTTAGTTACGGTCAGAAGTATTCTAATTATTTATCTGAATCTGACCGTTTAATTTCATTCATAAACCTGTTAATTAATTTTTCTCTCCTTTGGGTAACGAGAAGGCCATATGACCGACGCGTCTACCCCTAAAAATTCGGCGATTATCCTTTCCCCTTTTGGCCATTTGCGCACAAGGGCATTACTCAGTGTTGATGAGTTTAATCCTGCACGCCTTGATAGGGCTGAGAGAGAGGTTCCTTTCTTCTTAATTGCCGCCATAATATCTGCTGAATGCCAGTCGTTCTTCATCATTAACTCCTCATATAATTAAATAATTACCACGTTAAGATATTGATTGGATTTATAACTAAATCCATCATGATAAAAATTTAATGGTTTATGTTAGGGGAATTATAAAATAAATGGAATCCAAGTCGAAAAATATATCTTTAAAATAACCATTTTAATTTGAACGGTTGTTTGGTATTGCCTGGCATGTTAACGTCAAATCCGAAGTGCAAGTTCGGGTATTCACTTGTATCTATGAATTTGTTTATGTGGGTATATATACCCTTATGCGGTTTACTCTTTTACTTTCACAATTGTTGTATAAATAAAATCCCATATGACTAAAGAATGGTTCTCTGCAAAAGAATTAGTTGGTACACCTTCATTACCGACGACAACACAAGGTTTACATGCTAAAGCCAGGCGAGAAAAGTGGATAGTACGGCGGCGTCAAGGTGTTCAGGGAAAAGCAGTAGAGTATTCAATTGATAATTTCTCTGAAAGGGTCCGCGGCTGGATATCTAATTATGATGATAAATTGAAAAAAGTGACTGTACATGATCCTTTTGATGTTTTGATTAACGCATTTAAACAGTTGACGCAAGAGGAACGACATGAATTATCAGAGTACATTTTACGAGAGGGAATAGTCAGTGTTTATAAGAAAGTCATTAATAATGAGGCTTAATATAAGCAATGACTAAATTTTTTATTGAAATGCAAATTTAACGGTTGCTTTATTTATGCATTACCCATCATCAACTTTGATGATGGGTAATCTGGATTGTAAAGGGGTTTACTAATTCACAATATTTTATGAAATAACACCGCATGCTTAAATTAACTTTAGCACTTATATTATACGTCTCAATTTACATATTCATTTTATTTTTATATTAAAAGTCAATTCAATATTTATCGGGTTTATATCAATAGATTTTTTTAGGGAGCTACATTAACGATAGGGATAGATAAAACATGAAGTTTAAACTTATTTTAATTGTATTAAACATTGCAATATACCCAACACACCTATTTGCGAGCTCCTCAATTGATAACTGTCTTGTCGGATGTCCGACTGGTGGCAGTGATCAAACGATTATTCGTAACGTTTATACACTGAACAATAATAGCAGTACCAAATTCGCTAATTGGGTTGCCTATAAAGTGACTGAGGATAGTCAAGCCAGTGGACGCAGCCGGTACTGGATGCAAGAGCCAAATTTGCCGGTATCGGATACGCTGGCTCCCACCGCTTATAGAGGAGCTTATGGTCAATTAGCCCTTGATCGTGGTCATCAGGCACCGCTGAGTTCTCTGGCCGGACACGATGACTGGAGGGCGCTTAACTATTTGTCGAACATTACGCCACAAAAAGCAGCCTTAAATCGGGGGGCATGGGCAAGGCTCGAGGATCAGGAACGGCAGTTGGCGAACAGTGCAGAGGTGACAGCGGTGTATTCAGTTACAGGTCCGCTATTTGAAAATGATATAGCCACACTGCCTGCTGATGAGTCTGTTCAGATCCCCAGTGGGTACTGGAAGGTTATTTTCATTGGTACCAGCCCGGATCAGGGGCAATATGCCGCATTTCTGATGGAACAAGACATCCCTAAATCGGCAAAATTTTGTGACTATCAGGTCACAGTCGATGCCATAGAAGAAAAAACAAATCCCAAATTGAAGATTTGGTCAGATTTACCTGAAGATATTGCAAATACCATTAAGTCACAGCAAGGGACCTTGGCAACGGAGATGGGATGTGAATAGTTAATATCACCTTATAGGCGGGGATATGTATACCGGCCTATAAGGTAATGAAAAGTATTCTTGCCGTCTGCCGCCATCTGAAACAAACACAGAAATCAGGTTGCTTCCCTATCAGGTCGATAATCATTACGCTTCAGTTCGTTATGTTCTGAGTGTGTAGTGGCGCACTGAATTTGGCCATTTGAACGAAGATCAGAACAATACAGATGATCCAATGAAAAAAAGAAACTTTAGTCCGGAGTTCATGTGAGAACCTGCTCAGGTGGTAGTTGATCAAAGCTACACTGCTGCTGAAGCCGCTAAAGCTATGGATGTCTGCCTTTCCACGAGAACGCACGGGGAAATAAATCATCAAATGATTATCTCTAAGGTATTGTTAATACCGCACAATAATAGTACTGTATATAAATACAGGCTTCTTGGTGTACCTAGAACTTGAGATTTGCAGGACAGTGTTGAGACATTCTTTTAAATCGCTAATGTTGTAAGATGTGCCCATGAATCGAGTGAAAAAGGTTTAAACAGACTCATGGCTTACCCTTTGAAGCAGATTGATTTTGTAGCGAAAGATCTGGAGCAGCTTGGCACTAAAGAGAAATTCTGGTTTCGCGCCTCGACGGATGATAGTGGAAAATTATGGCTTTTTAAATATTCAAAGGGTTCAACAGGTGAACACTGGTCCGAAAAATGTGCTGCTGAGATTTGTCATCTCCTGGAGCTCCCTCATGCGGACTACGAACTTGCCATTTCGAATAAACGACTTGGCGTTATTTCCCCGAGCATGATTCCTGATGGATATCGTATGGTCATGGGCAATGAGGTTCTACACAATACAACATCCGATTATCCGCAGCCTCAACCACTTCCTTTTGGTGAGAAAGTAGTTAGGGTGAGAGAACATACTTTACATAGGGTTTTACGCTGTTTAGATAATGAGCGAATTTCTCCTCCTGAATGCGCTTATGATTTAGGTGTTCTGAATGCTGGTGATGTTTTTTGTGGTTACCTGATGCTTGATGTGCTGATTAGCAATCAAGATCGGCATCATGAAAATTGGGCGATCATGCTTAATAATGAAACTGGCGAACAGTTTCTCTGTCCAACTTATGATCATGCAGCAAGTTTAGGAAGGGAAATGCTTGAATCTGAGTGTATTGAGAGATTGACGACAAAAGACCAAAATCGGCAAGTTCCATGTTTTGTACGTAAAGCACGCTCGGAATTATTCAGATCAAAATTCGATAAAAAACGATTATTTACGATTGACGCGTTTTTACTTGCCATAGAACATAGGAATAATGCAAAACAGCATTGGTTACAGAAGCTTGCAGGGATATCTGATGAGGCTATTGCCTATGTTTTCAATGAGATTCCCCCTGAGTGTATCTCAGCCTATGCTCGTCAATTTGCAATTGCTGTAGTTTTAGAAAATAAGAGAAGGTTGTTAAAATATGTCGATGCTTAACTCTGTCTATGTTGCTTGGCAGTCACCAGACACTCGTTATTGGCATGTTGTTGGTAACTTGCAAGAGCGTGATTCAGGATATGTTTTCAATTACACTAAGGGGGCTTTGTGTTCGAAAAAGTTCACGCTCTTTAGTGGGATGAACGATGTAAATGAAACCTATGTTTCTGAGGACTTATTCCCTCTTTTCAAAAACCGTTTACTATCTCCTCGCAGGCCTGAATATCCACATTTTATTAAGTGGTTAGGCCTTACCAGTGATGAGGCAAATCCTATTGAGGTCTTAGGTCGTTCTGGGGGGCTGAGAAGTACGGATCAACTTCAAGTCTTCAAACGAATTGAAACTGATGAACATGGGCATTTTGAACATTACTTTTTTGCGCATGGCCTCAACTACCTTAGCGAATCTGCAAATAAAAGGGTATCAGCACTAGAAATTGGTAGTTCTTTGCAATTATGTATTGATTCGCAGAATGAGTACGATGAATTCGCGGTCATTATTCGTGCAGATAACCCTGCCGAAATTTTAGGTTATTGTCCTAGATATTTTGCTAAAGATATCAAATCTATGCTGGCCGAAAGCCCTAAATCAATCCAGTTGACAGTTGAAACAATCAGCGATGATGCACCAGCTAATTATCGCTTGCTTTGTAAACTTTCAGGGACTTTAAGCGCACCGGTTATTCAGCAAATGGATAGTCAAGAAGAGCTACAGCACATCGCTTAATCTATATGTTTAGCTATGATACTCACTAAACCCGCTCCGGCGGGTTCCTGCTTTTTGCCTGAATGAAAAAATACCCCTTTACCTACTAATGAATTAAAATGTAACATTAATATACGTTACGTTTCAAACTAAGAGACAACTCGATGAAATTCATTTGGGGTGTGGTCGCCGTATGTAGTGTTATCGGCTTTTTTCAGGGCGTTTTCATGGTCATGGGAGCAGGTAGTGCACCTCAACAGGCTGCGGGCGCTGCGGTGGGAATTGCATGGGCAGTGATACCGTATTGCTTTGCTCGGGCATTGCAAATGATGAAACCTCATGAAGTCGTCATAAAAAAAGAAATTTGATTCTTATTGGCCGATATCAAGCGGCATTTTTGCTATCTAATGTGTCGCAAAGCTAGACAAAGTAATTAATTATATGGCTTCTTATTTAAGAATTGGGTTTATAGCGGGTATTTCCTTAATCTAGGAAAGTCACCAGACATTGTGTTCAAAATATGCTGAATGTTACCTTAAATTAATTTTCAGTTCAGATAAAATCCTGCTGGATATTTTTTTGTTCTGCTTTGTGACAGAAGAGAATGTTCATTTCAGATGAAATAAGTCCTAAAATTTGGCTGATAAATATTTAGTTAGATAATTCATGTACATACAGTGGGACAAGGATATTGTTCTTGGTTCCGGTAATCTCCACAGCACACAACTTTATGTCGTGTGGGTGGCCAAGAAGGCAGGTATTTCTTGATTGATATATTAAGGGTCTGGCTGATTTCTCAATCTTGGTTCTGGAAGTATCGGACTAGGTTT